CCGCTTTTCTGCAAGCTGGCAGTAATCGTAGAAATAACCTGCTCTACCTTCTGCTGTGCTTTCAATCGTCGTGAAACAGTCCGTTGATACTGCCTCAAATGCCCCTGTAACGATTTCCCGGGCCTTGTCGGGATATTTGGCGCAGATCTTCCCGAACTCGGACACATGCAAATAGCGCAGCGTGCCGCCTCGGAAAGACGTCGAGACATAAAGCGAGCCGCCCTTTTTAAACACCAGTTCGCCAGCGGCATCATTGCGCGCAGGATTGGCCGCCCGAATCTCAGCAGGTAATCGATCATAAGCATATTTAATTTTCTCTCGGAAAAGGCGTTTTGCGTCATTGAGGGTGTGGGCAATGAGTGCGCATTTCGAGCCCTCGAATAGCGCTGTGTCGAGCTGGATAAGGCAAACTTCGGTAGTAAAGCCCATCTGGCGCGCTTTGAGGATGATGTTACGTGTGTGCATCCCCTCGAAGTAGGCGAGCTGTTCCGGCGTCATGCGGAAGCGAACCGGATTACCCTTCTTATCCGTGATCCAGTAAAGATTGTTGATGCGCCATAACTTATCCCGCAGCCTCGCAAGGTGCGCGGAGGTTAGAGCCATCAGTTTTCCCCCGTTAACTCGTCCATCAGCGAGGAAAGGCTCTCTACGGTGTGATCCGCTTTCAACTGCTCGCGGAACGCCTGGACATCAACATGCTTACCTAACAGCTCCAGATTCTTGAGCTTGTCCGGCCACTTGATTTTTTTCAGCACGCCCGCCAGCTCCCGATCGTCGCCCGCCCCCTCGTACATCTCGGCCAGGTCAACGCTAGCAATGTAACGCCGCCACGTATCCGGCCACTCAAGGATCGGCTTAAAGCTCATATCCGGGCGCAGAATGTCAGCTACGTCCATTTGGTCAATCTCAACCAGGCGGCGCAGAACATAGGCAGCGTCAGCGCTAACCTGTTTCGCTCTTACCTCCAGCAGCTCGGCGATCCTGCTCTGAATGCTAACTATTGCTAATAGTTGCGCCCCTTTAACATTTGCAGTCTTGGCGCTGTAACCTGCCCTGATAGCCGCCTGCGTAGCATTCAGGTCGATCAGGTACTCACGGCAAAACATTTCTTGCTTCGGTGATAGTTCGGCCATGAGTCCCCCTTTTTGGCTTGGCATCCTCTAACCATTATCAAGCCCACCCAATTGGATAGGCTTTGTAATGGCTGCCGTTAACGGCGGCGGGACGAACGGAACGACGAACGAGAGCGGAACGACGATCGCGACTTATAGGCCGGGCGGCTGCCGTAATAGCTTTTCGTGGGCCGGACGGTGGTCACTCGCCTGGTGGTGTAGTTTTTGTTAATTACGGTGGTGTGATGCGTTACGTGCGAACCACCACCGCCACCACCACCCATCAAATGACCCATGAGCAAGCCGCTCATAAATCCGCTGTCGTGGTCGTGAACCACTACGGGGGCGGCTGGCTGCACCATTACGGGCGCTGGCGCTGCGACTACCTGCGCGGGCTGTTGCATCGCTACGGGTTGCGGGTCGCTCTCCTGCATCACTACCGGCTGTTGCGCCACTACCTGCGGCGTGTTGTCACTGCAAGCGCGCAGCAGGATCAGGAGGAGGATTAAGCCACCAGCGGCGTAAATGATTTTTTTATTCACGGGGTTTCTCTGTGGTTGGTTAGCAAAATATTGTGCTGCGTTTCGTTGTTGGCCATCACGCCGGCGCAGCGGATTAAACTTCATGGCCCGGCGCTGCATAGAGATTTATTCTCCTGTTGGGCATTGCTGGCGCATGGTTTGGATGTAGGATTTCAGCCCGTTAATCTGGCTGGTTGCCTGGGCTATTCGCTCTCTGAGGGTGAAATAATTCCGTTGAGCGGCGTCATTAAGTCGGGGGCGGGCATCATTAGCGCCGCCGGTGGTGGTGGAGCCGTTACGCACAGGCTCGCAGGTGGCGGCGAGCTGCAACCGCTTATTGCCGCGATCAACGTCAGCGCGCAAACTTTCGTTCTCAGCTTTAGCACTGGCGAGATCCTCCTGGTGCTGTTTATCAATGGCCGCATTGCTCGCGCTCATGCTCTCTAGCGCGTCAATCTGCCCGTGCGCCTGGTGTAGCTGCTGCGTGATGGTGGTCAGCTCGGCACTGGTTTCATCCCATTGCAGGTGATACCAGTAAGCCAGCAATGACAGGGCGATCACCACCAGGGCAATAAAGCCTTCTTTCATCGCCTTACATCCTTCATGCACAACGCGCTTTCTTCCTCGCTACGGGTGGCAAGGCCGGGCAGAACGACGCTACCGGCGTAACGCCAGCGCGGGAACTGCTTGCACGCCCCCTTGAGGTCGCCCCCTCTCAGCATTTGAAACAGCGTCGAGGTCTGCACCTTCCCGCAGCCAACGCGGAACGTTAGCGAGGTTGCGGCACTGAAAGCGTTATCAGGGAGCCGATCACCAGCCCCATAGCGATTAACGCAACGCTCGGCAACGAGGATGTTTCTCTGCCAGTCGTCGGCGATCTGCTCCAGCGTTTTACCGTCTCTTACCGCGTGCGTATTGCCGATCCCATCGGTCAGCACACCAGCCGGGCAGACGTAAGGATGTAAGCGGCAGCTCTCAGCGTTGCCGATAAGCTCCAGCCCTTCCTTGTTCGTTCTCACCTGCCCGTGACTCAGAACGATAGCGATGGCGGCCGCCACGGAACAAATGCCACCAGCAGCGCCAGCCTTTCGAACACTCATTTTTTGAAGATCCCCGACTTGGTGACGGCTAATCCCGCTCTGGCCGCGCGCTCAATGGCTCGCGTTTGTCTCCACTGGAAATACCAGTTAAGAGCGAAAGTACATGGCCCGATGATCAGGCCGGAAATTGTCAGCCACTCGTAAAGCGTTACGCCGTGGAGCTTGTCGCCGAGCGCTGATAGCCATAGCGAGATCCCGCTAAACCAATAAGGCGCGTTAGTGATTTTTTCGTTCATGGTTTCCGCCTGGGCAGATGTTAAAAGCCCTGGCGGGCCGGTGGTCACGGGTCGCTTTCTGGTGGGTCGTTGCAAGTCATGCGCCCGTTTGGGTCGAGGCAAATAAGATGATCGGGGAGACACTCCGCGCATATCCATTCTTCGCCCAGCCTTAGCGGCTGCTGGCACTCGGCGCAGCGGTTATCGTTATATCCGTCCATGCTTCGCAGATTTATTCCTCTGGTGGCAATGCCTTGCTGTTTTCGTGCATCAGGAGGAAGTAGATCGCCGCACAAACGGCGGCATCGGCCAGCATCGAGGTAATGCGGCCGCCGAGCTGCATCAACACGAACGCAGCGATCAGCGCAATGGCTTTCCAGTTTTTCGGCATTGGGGGGATCCTGAAAAAAGAAAACCCCGGCGAGTGCCAGGGCTTAGGGGGTTGTCAGATTTCGCACGCGCCGCTTTCGCACTTGCTCGTAACGGGGATTTTACTTGCCTCCTCGTCACGCTCGGCCATCGCCTCGTTAGCGCGCTGCTGTGCGGCCTCAAAGTCGAGATCCGCCAACTTGTCGATGTCAAAATCCATCGGGTAAATCTCCAGCGCCAGAAACAAAAAAACCCGCACAAAGGCGGGTTGATGTAATTTAGGCATATTAGCAAAATTTCGCTTAATTTAGCCGTTTTAGTTCGGGTTTGCAATATTAGGCGTAAAATTAGTCGCTTTTTGTCGCCCTCGCGTTTTACTCACCTCCTCAAGTGCGAGCCCGTCCAGCTTGAAGGAAATGACCGCGCAGCGCCGCCCAGTATCCGGCGTAACTCTCTGACCAGGTGGATTTGCTAACGCCCGCCAGCTGTGCCAGCTCCTGCGCCTTGTAGCAGCGGTCAGCGTCGGATCGTAACTCCTGCTTAACGTCCTGCGCCGCCAGCCATACCAGCGAGCGCAAAAGTTTAAACGTCTTGCCCGCCACGCGCTTTCCGGCCAGGCCGACCACCAGCGCCTCCCAGCCCCACCCCACGATCTCCACCTGGTGCGCGTAAGCCGTTGAGTCGGCATAGCACCACGTGAGCCAGGCTCTTTCGTGGGACTCCTGCGCAAGCGCCGCCCTGCGCCAGCTCGCTGTAACAAACTCAATCGGCTGAACCAATGGAATATGCGAACCTTTGGCGCGTGTCTGCTTCCCGGGGATCGGCGGGTTGTCCAGCGTGATCAGGGTGCCGGTAGCCTCGTCGATGTAGCTCGGCTTTTTGCGCGGGTGCGTGTCGGTTTCGTATTGGGCATCCTCCAGCCAGGCTTGTAACTGCCCCTTGGTTGAGCCGCTCAGGTCTGCCATTGCGATAATTAACTGCTGCCTGATAAATTCGTGTGCCTGCGGCCTCATTGATCGATCTCCATTACTTTGACGCACAGCAGCCCACCGCGAAGCACGCCAGAACCGGCGCGCGTGACTTTGAGGACGTCGATTTGTGAATCGTCTTGCATAAATCCGCCGTGCTCCAGCGAGTCGAGAACGGCCTTTAAAATGTTGTCGATATCCCGGCGGCGCTTGTCCGGCATATGGGCGATGATCCTCACGTCCAGGCGGGCGGCTGTGTTGATATCGATGCCCAGCGTAACCAGCGTCTCGCGGACGGCGGCGCGGTATTCAACGCCCTTTTTGTTGATGTAGGTGCGCCCGTTCCCGCGTCTCCAGTAGCTGTTAACGCTCGGCGGGTATGGAAGGGTAAAGCTGTAGTGCGACATAGTTATGCATCCTGCCTTTCGCGTAGTTGTTGGTATTCAGAATCGGCGGGAACGGACACCAGGCAGCCGATCTCCGCTGCCCAGGCTTGAACCTTGCTCATGTAATCGAACATATCGCCGGTATCGAGATCGGACGTATGGCGCAGGGAGCTAACTGTGGTTTTTTCCCCGGTGATAACGTCCGTCATTTCGCGCTGTTCATAGCCGAGATAGGTGTGTTTCATCGCGTCTTTGACCCACTCAGGAGAGGCAAAGGCCTTGCCCCTGGAAATCAGGTATCGGCTGATCTGCTCATACCAGACGTGGCTTAAATTGTTTTGGGATAGGCTGCGAGTTTCGCGCCAGGTCTTGAGGATCAGGCGATAGCTAGCGCCACCAGCCAGCAGCGGCTCTAACCGCTTGCCGATAGCGGCAAAGTTTGCCTGGGTGAGCTTTACGCCGTCTTTCGGGAAGGTCACGCGCCACCCCCGAAGGAGTTAAACGCCAGATGCGGAAAAACTCCGATTGCCAAAGTAGCGATCGGAGCTTTAGGGGGAATCTTGCTTTGTTGGTGGTGCGCCACGGGTTTTCCTCTCCAGTGACGCCAGCCCTTGCGGCTGTTCAGACCGCACGGACATTGTGCGGAAATGTGCGGGTTATTTCAATGAGTTCGCGCCTTTACCCTCTGTAGCGCCCTGGTTTATGCCAGAAAATAAGGCAACTATTCATAATCACGACGCCCACAAAAGAGATCGCCAGCTTATCCCAGGGTTGCGAGAATGCCGCCACGACGAACAAAACAGCGTCAAAGGCACATTGCGATAGCCCCGCGTTGACTTTAAATCGACGTTGCCCCCAAAGGGTGACTATCCCGGTT